AAAACGCCAAGCGCCTACGCGCGCAAGGTCTGACGTATCGAGCCATCGCACAGCGATTGCGCGTCAGTCCCACGACAGCGCGGAACTGGGCGATGGCTTGACACCCTGTGCCCGGTATGCCATACTGATTGCATCGGGAGAGATCCCACACACCTCAAACCAATGAACAACGCAACTACCTGGGACATCGTCTGCGCTGCTAATCAGCACCTCTCAGCCGCCAATCGACCCTTACGCATTAGCCAGTTCTTTCCTGGCAAATACGAGGTCATCTGTCTTGATCAAAACGGCGCGACAACTAGCCGTCGCCTTGGCAAAAAGATGGACGAGCAAACAGTCCGCGCTTTTGTCGCGCAAGTCGTTTTTGCTTGAGCTTGAAAAGGGGTTGCCAATCAACCCCTGGTATGCCATACTATGTTCATCAGGCGGAGACGCCACACACCTCAAAACAAATGACTCTCATCGAAACCACCAACAACGGCACCTTCTTTACTCTCACTACCGAAAAGGGCAACACCGTTGAAGTCAGCACCTCCCTGGGTCACGTCATGGTCTTTATCCAGCGCAAGGGTCTAAAGCAGCTCGCCAAGGGTCGTCGCTTTGCTTCTGTTGCTGCAGCCGCTGAGGCTTACAAAGCCGCTGACGTTAAAGCTGCTCTGTATGCCCTAGCTGAAGCCTGATCAACCCAACGGATCGCGCTCGCCTCGCAATATCGCGAGCGCTCTCCGATAAAACATCGAATCAGTCTTTCCAGCCGCCTCTAACGCTTCTTTTACCTTCCGCCAGTTCTCACGCTCTACACTCCCCACAATCAACCCCTATGGACTTTCACAACTACTCTCTCAGCCTTTACGAAAGTCGCCAACGCCTTGAAGACTCTCAACCGCAACCCCGCACACAAATCGTCAATTATTACGAGGCCCTTAATCCCAGCACCGGCAAAATGGAATGGGACGGCTGGCTCAACAGCGAAGACATCGACGAACGCCGCGCAATCCTTGAAGACGCCTTCAATCAAGGACTGACCCTCAATATCGACACCACGCCCATCGAAACTGATTGACCACGCGTCGGGGAGCCTGATGCCTTCGGGGAAGGCTGAAAGCTATACAACACCTGCAAGCTGGCAGGAAAGGCAGGGCGCTATGTGGTGTGGCGATCCATCCCCCGACAACACAACCCACGTTCGTCATCTTCACGGTTCTTCACTTCGTAACGCAACCATGCCCAAAGAACAAATTTCTTGCTTTTGGAAACGCCCAGCTGGCAACCGACAACACCTTTCAATTCTTGAAGTCAGCTCACCCCATGAAATGGAAGGTGAAACCGTAATCTGCAATTGCCACGGGCAAGAATGGATTACAAATCTAAAATCCGGTGATCCGGTCCTCGTTTGGGGTCCGCTTAAAAAAGGCAGAGAAGGTGACTATCTCGGCAATGCTTGCCCTGATGCTATGCAGCCGTCCTATGGCATTCAAGACACCTCGACTTACGTTCAGCCTGAAATCCCTGAGCCTGAACAACAGCCCGAACAATCTGCTAATCAAACTGAACGCAGAATCTCAACCAAGCTCAAGGGCTCCGCAAATATCGACGCCTTCATGGCTTTGGCCGGCAGCTGTGGCGGGCATGGCGAAGCAGGCCATCTATTGATGGTTTTTGCTTTGATGCAAGTGCAAGACCAAGTGGGCTCATTGCCTTCGCATGAGCTGAGCGATTATCTCCGTAAAGCGCTTCAGCGTGCTGGACAGCCTGTCTAATTCATCAACAATCAGCCCTGTCGCTTAACCGTGGCAGGGCTTTTCAAAATGACCTTAGACAACACACATCTTTTTTCTCGTGGGCAAAAACGCAAAGCGTCGTCAAGACCACAAAAACAAAAAAATTCATCTCACTGGTGAACAGGCTGAAGTTTTTGACCATCAAATGGATGTCGATTCAGAATGGTTTCAAAACTCAGATGAGCCTGTTTTTTTCAGGCCGCAGATTGATGGTGAATGGAATCAGCACATTGCTGCCGGCTCCTCTCCGCCAACTATTGACTTTTTTTATGAAAACGGCCAACCCGTCCCAGCTGTCAAAGATTGGACTTGTGTGATTGACGTTGGTCGAGTCTTAAACGGTGGGGGTCCTGCGTCTGGCATGAGGATGCGACTTGCCGTTGCTGTGCCCTTCACTCCTCAAATTCGTGAAATCATGAAAGAGCAAGCAATTGCTTGGACTGAGTCGATGGTGACAATGCTTCAGCAGCTCAAATCACAAGAAGAATGAACCAAGACAATCATCTCCGCGCTCAACAGCGCCAAAATGAACTCAACGCTTTCCGTCGCTATGAGCAGCGCTTCTGGCTCGCCTATGCCCAATCCAAAGATCCTTACCCTTCCAGATGGATCGATTCAAATTACCGTGGGCGAGTTCAGAGGCACTGTCAGCTCGATGCACTTGATTGAACCTAAAACTCATCAACTCCAGGACTACTGGCGCAAAAATCACCTGCGCCGTCATCCGTGAGCTAACATCAGCGCAATTCCCTGTAAGCTCAGGGCATGGGCAAAAAGTCAACAAAACTCGAAATCGAAGAGCGCGTTAATACGGTTTATCAGCTCCTGATCAAATCCCATTCGCGCTTTCAAATCCTTCAATACGCCGCTGCTGAGTGGGATCTCTCCTCTCGTCAGGCCGATGAATACATCGCCCGCGCTCGCCTGTTGATTCAAAAGGATTCAGAGATCGAGCGTCCACAATGGCTGGCCGCTGCAATCGCACGGCTTGCGGAATACGAAAAGGAAGCCGGTAGTGATCGTCAAATCGCTGTTGCAATCAAGGCTTTGGAGACTCAAGCCAAGCTGTTGCGCTTCGACATCTGATGTCACTGCTGACAGGGCTGACAGAAGCAGAACCATTGCTTGCTTTTGCTGAGCCTGTAAACGACGACCGCACAGAAGACATCGTGCAGGCTCTCACTGGCGGCTTAACAGCTCCACAACGGCAAGTCTGGGATGCAGACCATCGCTTTAAGTTGCTTTGCTCAGGCAGACGCTTTGGCAAGACTTACCTCTGCATCACACGTTTGATTTGCTGGGCAATGGAAAAACCTGGCAGCCTTTGCTGGTACGTCACGGCTAATTACCGCATGGCGAAACAGATCGCTTGGCGTCAGCTCAAGACAATGACGCCTGATGGCATGGTTGCCAAAAAGAACGAAACAGACCTTTCGATCGAGCTAATCAATGGCAGCGAGATTGCTTTGCGTGGTGCTGACAATGAAGACAGCTTGCGCGGTGTAAGCCTGTCAGCTCTTGTCGTTGATGAGGCTGCCTACGTCAAGCAGACAGCGTGGGAGATGGTGTTGCGTCCTGCTTTGTCAGATCAAAATGGTCCCGCATGGTTTATCACCACGCCTGCAGGCTTGAATTGGTTCCACGATCTATGGGAGCAAGCGCAGGATCAAGCTGATTGGGATACGTTCTCTTTCACCACGATTGATGGTGGCAACGTATCGGCAGAAGAGATTGAGGCGGCGCGAAACACGCTTGATGAGCGCACCTTCCGTCAGGAGTATTTGGCCAGTTTCGAAACGTTATCCGGCAGGGTCTACCCAGGGTTTAGCGATGAAAATATCTCAGAAGACGTGGTAGATACTGGTGGTCCCATCTTTTGGGGGACTGACTTTAACGTCAGCATCATGGCGGGCGTTTTGGGCAGCAGGGTTGGCGACACGCTGCACATTTGGGACGAGTTAGCTGTTAAGCAGTCGAACACCGATGAAGTGTGCGCCATGCTTAAGGATCGTTTTCCCGATCGTCAGATCATTGCCTATCCAGACCCGACAGGCTCTGCACGCAAGACCTCATCTGCTGGCAGAACAGACCATGACATCATCCGGCGGTTTGGCTTCAGTTGCATCAGCCCAAAGGCACCTTGGGCCGTTAAAGATAAGATCAATGCAACCAACTGGATGATCAAAACAGCAAAGGGCAGCATCCGCCTTTTTGTTCATCCACGCTGCAAGCACACTATTAAAGCGTTAAAAAACGTGACCTTCAAAGAAGGCGCAGAAGATTATGTAATTGACAAATCAGCCAATATTGAACACTGGACGGATGGCCTTGGCTATTTGATTCTGGGCGCATTCAATCCGCTGTATGAGCGGGCTGGACGAGGCACGGGCATTCGTCTTTACTAAGCTGTCACTATTGGGCGGGATTTAGCTGTGTATTCAGGGTTTTCTGGGCGGCAACGTATCGGCAACGTCACTCAGGTGAATGACCCGAACACAGCGTGGGTCAACATGGAGCCTCATTGGGGCTTGATTGAAACCCTGTTGGGCGGAACGTACAAGATCCGCAAGGGCCATCGGAAGTTCCTGCCGCAGGAGCCTAGAGAGCAGGACATCAGCTATGACAATCGCTTGGCGCGTTCTGTTTTGGCGCCGTATTACGTCAGGCTTGAACGCATGTTGGCGGGCATGTTGACGCGCAAGCCCGTGCGTCTTGACGATGTGTCAGACGTGATCCGTGAGCAGCTATTTGACGTTGACTTGCAGGGGAATGATTTACAGACCTGGCTTTTTTCTGTTTCTCGCCAGTGCATCCGCTATGGGCATGTTGGCGTTTTGGTTGACGCTCCCGCTGCTGGTGAGAATGGCCGCCCATATTGGGTGAGCTATACCCCGCGCGACATTATCGGTTGGCGCAGTGAGTTGAAAGACGGCAAGCAAGAACTGACGCAGCTTCGTCTCACTGAAAAGATCGTTGTGCCTGATGGTCTGTACGGCGAAAAGCAAGTTGAACAGGTGCGGGTGTTAACGCCTGGCGCCTTTGAAATTCATCAAAAAGACGATCAAGGTGAATTTCGTGTTGTCGATGAAGGTCGCACAAGTTTGAGCGAAATCCCGTTCAGCGTGGCTTACTCAAACCGGCTTGGCGTGTTGGAGTCGATTCCGCCGCTTGCTGATATTGCTGAGTTAAACCTGCAGCATTATCAAGTCCAGTCTGATTTAAGCAACCAGCTGCACATCAGCGCCGTTCCAATGCTGGCCTTGTTTGGCTTCCCAGCATCAGCTGAGGAGATCAGCGCAGGGCCAGGCGAAGCGCTTGCATTGCCTGAAGGTGCTGCCGCGCAATATATCGAGCCAGCGGGCAACAGCTACGACGCGCAGTTCCGCAGGCTTGAGCAGATCGCGTCACAGATCAATGAGCTGGGCTTAGCCGCTGTCCTTGGCGCCAAGCTTGTCGGTGAGACTGCAGAAGCCAAGCGGATCGATCGCAGCCAAGGCGACTCGACAATGATGGTTGTCGCGCAGCAGATGCAAGACATGATCGACAATTGCCTGCGCTTCCACGCTGACTACATGCAGGAAGCAAACGCCGGTAGCTGTCTTGTGAATCGCGACTTCATGGGCACACGCCTTGAGCCGCAAGAGATTCAAGCGTTGTTGCAGCTTTACACCGCCGGCACGATCACACAGGAAACACTGTTGCTTCAGCTTGAGGCCGGCGAGGTT